CTGATTTGATAAATGCATCTGCAATCGTTCTCTGTACAAATGCAAACTCATCCAAGAATATTAATGAAAAACTGAAACCACGAATAGCAGATGAAGATGTGGAAGATGCAATTATCTTAGAACCATTCTCTAGTTCTAAGTTTCCTTTGTTCCACTCAACAATACCTTGTTGTAAAAACTTTGGTAGATGTTGATAAGCTGTCTGTAATCTTCCAAGCAACTCTCTTGATGTAGATGCTTTGTTAGCCAACATACCAACAATCTTTGTCTTGTTAAATAATATATAATGTAGAATATAACCAAGACTTGTTACAGATTTACCAGACTGTCTTGCACTCTTTACAATAACGTATCTATGTTCCTCTAATGTTTTAATTAAATCTTGTTGATAATCATAAAGATCAAAAGGTATTAATCCTTTATCAACATGAATAACTTGAACATAGTTTTTTAAAAAATATATAATATCATCACGACATTTAACATATTCTTCAACTTCTTCTTTTGTAAATTGTTGTGGAACATTGGTTGGTTTTAATAACCGATTTCCTAAATAAGAATCTTCTCTATTTTCTTTTGCCATTTTTATTCTCAAGTAATAAATCTTGTAGTTCTTTTGTACTTCCAATAAATAAAGAATTGTTTACAGTATGAGGATCTTTAGTATCCTTCTCAATCTCTTTCTTAGTTTTCTGTAATTGCAAAAGTTCTTTTGTCGTATCAGATAAATTTCTAATCAACATGGCAGCGACCTCATATGCTCGTGCCGATTCTGATTCTTTTGCAACAGCTAACAATTCATCAAGAGCATCATTACCTTTATTAACTAAAGTATGATATTGATCTCTTGAAAAATCATAATCAGAAGTTAAATCTGTTTCAGTCATTTCAACATCAGGTGCTTTTTTCTTATTTCCAACTGGTATCAAATCACCTGTAACATCCAATACTTTATTTAATTTCTCAACAGTTGTTTTCTTCATATAGTTATCCCATTACTACAACAGATGATATTAAAATATCAGCATGAGCTGCAAAAATTTCATCTGTAATATTTTTATCTACATATTCTACTTCTTTTGTTTTTAATGTAAATGTTCCAATAAGTGTGTTATCTGCTAATTGTACTGTAATCAATCTATCAGTACCACCAGAATTATAACATCTTACCATTGTTGCATTACCAAGATTTGTTCCAGCACCACTTGAAGTAGGTGCTGCTGCTTCTGTTCCTACGACTTTAATCATTGTTTTACTCCGTTATAGTTGTTGTGTATCCGTAATCATCATCATCAAGGTCTGCCGTTAACGGATTTGGTTTAAGATCAGTATTACGAACTTTTTCTGTTGAAGTAAGTGTGTTAAATTGATTAACATCAACTTCTCTAATAATACCAATATCAGATGTTGGGCCGTACAGATAACCTTGTACTACAAATGTTAATGTATGTATAAGAGCCCTCCGAGTAAGAAAATCTCCTTCATAACTATCTTCGGTAGATAGACCAGTAAAAATAATGGGTATATCTCGTTTAATACCCATTGTACTCATCTCATTCATAGTTACTTGATACTCTGGTGTAAAGTATGGTAATATTTGTTCAAGTATCTGTGTTCCATCATCAGAGTTCTTTACCATAACACTCAAAGTAAAATCAAAATTATATGGAACTGGATTATATATAGAAGAAAATGTCGTTGTATTAACATTTAAATTAGCTATTGCTGTTGCATTTCCTCCTCCACCACCAGTAATTTTGATTGTTGGTGTAGATGTATAACCAGCCCCTCCTGAATTAAGAGTCAATGCAGTTACAACACCATCACTAACAGTTGCTGTTGCAGTAGCCTGAGTTGTCCCACCACCACCAGAAAATGTAACTGTTGGTGTAGATGTATAACCAGCACCACCAGAAACCAGATTTATATCTTCAACTGTTCCAAGAGATTTAACTGCTTTATGTCTTTTTGTTGTCTGCAATTTTCTTGCAGGATCATAAGTAATACTAGAAAATTCAAATGACATTCGTGGTAAAGTTAAACCAACTTTACCTTTACTGATATCAGTTGCTTGTCGTAATCGTACTAAAAATTTTTCAGCAGGACCATAAGCTATAGGAACTTTAAATTCTTCTGAAATCACACCAGCAGAAGTAATCCGTCGTACACTAATATCATTAAAAACTGTTCCAAAAAGAATAACAATATTTCGTATATTTTTATTATAAAAGTAAGTACCAAACATTAAGTAACCTCACCAAATGGATTTGATTCTGAAAAATCAAGAATTGAATCTCCATCAGTTTCAAATTCTAAATTATCAGCAAACGGAGTTGTTGGTAATTCTTGATCGTCATAAGACGTTAATGACCATACTGCACCACTTGTTGCACCTGTAATATTTACTCCAGCCGCAAATGTTCCAGAAATATCATTGAGTCTTAATACTCTAGTTGCAGCAGTCCAACTCACAACAGTACCTCGTACTGAACCATCATTTGAACCTTGATAAGCAATTTCATCAACACTAAATGTATTACTACCACCAGCTGTCATAACAAAATCAACCGCATAAGATTGATCTCGTTCTATTTGATCTATAGCAGCAATACCAGTATCTAATTGTTCCTCACTATATTGGAACAGCTCACAAGTTAAATCAAAACTATAATTCTTTCCAGCTTGATAAAATGGTTGTTCATGTTCAACAAATTTAATTTCAAAAAGAGCATTTAATGGTGCTGAAACCATTGGTAAGAAAATCAAATCTCCTTCCAATGGTTTTTCCATATCTGTTGCAAGTTCAAATCTATCTTTATGAACTGTGAAGATAACTTCATCACGAACATCTAAACCAAACTTACTAACCAAATCTCCCTCACCACCAAATCCTTCAGTAGTTTTAAGATACATTTCTATTTCATAAACTTTGCCATCACCAAATTTTGCTAAAACATCTTCTCCCAAAATTAAATCTTCTTTAACCAAAGTTCTTCGTAAATAAAATACATCCATACCATGTATTTGAATTACTTCACTAGTCAAAGAATTTATTAACTCTTGTTCTGCGTGAGATGTTGTATTCTGAAAATATAAATTAGTTGCCATTAGCCCATAAACCCATCAGGTGGAAGTTCCCATTTAAGATTCATTTCTTCTTCTATCTTGACAATTTCTTCTACAGCTTCATCATAAATTGTTTTACCATTAAGTGTAACACCACCCGGGAGTTGTACTCCTTCAAACTTCTTTAAATTTTCTCCCCATTGTCGTTTAATTAATGCTGTACAATATTTTTTAAGAAACAAATCATTATATACTTCTGTATTAGTTGTCGGATCTAAAACACGATAACATTCAACAATAAGATAATCACCAACTTCAAATTTCTTATCCCAATCAGTTTCAACAAATAATTTATTTTGTCTACGATTAAAAAGAACTGTAGGATTAACAGTAAATAAATGATCTACCATTTGAAAATTTTGTAATGACATCTGCCAATTAATTAATGATGAACCAGTAAATGTATTTAAATCATTTAAACGTAATTGAAATTCTTCATTAAACATACCAGTTTGAAATGCATTAAAATTAGCAACTGGTAAAACTCTACGAACACTAATAACAGGACCCCCTACTGGACTTGCTGGATCATCCATAGGAATATACTCATTGGTAATATCATCTGCTGTTATTGCATGCTTAAGAAAAACTTTTTCCACACCATCAAAATGATACTCTGCAAAAAATTCTAATGCATCATTTATTCTATCATCACATTGTTCTTCATCTACATTAATTTCAATAACAGGATGACCTAATCTTCTTAAACAATACTCTTTTAAGAGTGTTCTTGATGTAATTGCTGAATCTGGATATGCCATAGTGTTTTATCCTAACGCGATTGCCATTGTTACTGCTTTTGCCGTTGCCGCTGATGCTGATACTCCCGGTGTTATCGTTGTAAAACTAAGAGTACCAGAGCCGTTTGTTTTTAATATTTGTCCATCTGTTCCATCTGAAACATTTAATTCTGTTATACCAACTTTATTAGATGCTATCTGTGCATTACCAACTGTACCTGACAAATCACCACCAACTGATGTTCCTGTAACATTAGTAGAATCAGCTGCCCACTCAGGTGCTGTTGCACCAGAGTTCATAGTAAGAACTTGTGTTGCTGTTCCTTTAGCCAACCTTACATAATTAGTTCCGTTGTAATACATAACATCACCTGCGGCATCAGAACCAAGTGCTATATGTGTACCATCAACTGCGTTTGCAGCTATTTGAATATTTGCAACTGTACCAGTAACATCACCACCAACAGATGTCGCACCAACATTAGTAGAATCAGCTGCCCAACTTGGTACTCCACCAGCAAGTGTTAATACTTCTCCATTAGTTCCTTTTGCCAATCTTACATAATTAGTACCATTATAATACATAACATCACCTGCTGCATCAGAACCAAGTGCGATCTTTGCCCCAGTAACCGTATTATCAGAAGGAGTTATAGTTCCTGTTAATTTACTTGCAGCCATCCCACTAATATGAATATCATCTACTGAATCATCAGTATAATGCTCGCTATTACAAGCGTTGTCTGCAAGTTTAGTTCCATCAACTGCATCTGCGGCTAACTTAATTGTTGTTACTGCACCATCTGCTAGTTTAGCTGTAGTTACAGAACCATCTAAGTCTGTCAGACCATGACTTGCAATTATAACAATCGAATTATCAGATTTTCTAGTATATAACCTTTGATCTGCAATATTCATGCAGATTTCACCAACAGCTAAATCACCCGTTGTTGGAACAGCTGATGCTGTTTCACTTTTCTTCGGTTTTATTATTATCGCCATCTACTGGTTCCTGGTTAGAAATTTCTTCTTTTAATTTTATGATTGTTGCTTCCAACTGAACATTCTGTGCTATACTTTCATTCAGTCTTGTTTGTAGAATATTAATTATATTCTGTGCATATTTTATTTTCTCATCAAACTCATTCTGTTCCATAAAACCTCCATTATTTGTTTTCCTTATTAATACTGAATATCACCCACAGCTGGATATGCAACTATAATTGTTAAATCAGCAACATCAGTAGTATTTGTCCCAGATGCAAATGCAACTTTTTGAATATTATTTTGTCGTGTTTCAGACGAATTATTTCCACCAGCTGAATAAGCATGAGTAGTTGATCCTGCGCCTGTTGCACCAAACCGTTGAGCATTCTGATTACCTACATCAGATGCAGTTGTATTTGATGCATATGCAAACTTATCTACTTTATCCACCAGAGTTGGTGTACCACTACTATAACCACCTATCATTATTGCATGAGTTTCTCCTGAACAACCAGCAGCGTTAGCATTGATTCCTGATAAATCTCCATGTCCTACTGAGTTTCCGTCTGAAGCAAAAGTCCATTTTCTGATAGTTGATACTATATTCTGTCCACTACCATTACTACTACCACCAGCAACAAATCCTTGTGTTGGTGATGAAGCGGTACTTCCACTATCACAAGTAACATGAAGATCACCTACATCAGCTGCAGTTGTGTTTGATGTAAAAGCATATTTCTGTATATCGGCCTGTGGTGAATTGTTTGATGAAAGTGAACCACTAGCATGATAACCATGTGTTTCAGATGAACAACCAACACCATTTACGATTGCTGCTGTCAAATCACCATGATCGGTTCCAGTTGTGTTTGATGAAAATGCAAACTTTCCCATTCTATTTGATGATTGATTGCTGTTGGATGCGTCCCATCCACCTGCATGAAAACCATGCGTCTTTGACGAAGATCCCGACAGGGCATTTGCACCATGAGTAGCATCACCATGATCGGTTGCATTAGAATCACTTGCAAATGAAAATTTATTAATAGTATCTATTCTACCACTTGGAGGATTGTGACCCATTACCGAAAACCCATAATTCTCTCCTGAATGAAAATATGGTACAATATCACCCGAACCTGCTCCTACATTAGTCCATACATTGGCACCAGCTGTAGCGTCTGTACATATATACATTTCACCACTTGTAGTATTCTGCCAAACTGTTCCAACACCACCAGAAGGATTGGTTGCTAT